TTGGCCCGCTCTCGCTCACCTTGGAGAACAATCAGTTCTCAACAAGGAGCTCTATGCGCAGGGCCCTGCTGTTATTGACCCTGACACCGATCTACCGATCGACGATTCTACCTTCGGCTATCAGGAACGATACGCAGAGTATCGTTACAAGCCTTCGATGATTACCGGCAAATTCCGCTCTCAGGATGCTGGCTCTTTAGATGTCTGGCATCTTGCCCAGGACTTCTCAGCCCTTCCCGAGCTTAACGCCGGCTTTATTGTCGAAAACCCACCTGTGGAACGCATTATTGCTGTTCCCTCTGAACCGCAGATTTTACTTGACTGCTACTTCAAAAATATTTCAGCCCGCCCTATGCCCATGTACGGCGTACCTGGCTTGATTGACCATTTCTAATGGATTGGGGAGCAATGGGCCAAGGTGCCCTCAATGGTGTGGCTAACGGCATCGGTACGTTGTTGACAAACAACTCCAATGCCAAACAAGTCCAAAAACAAATGGACTTCCAAAAAATGATGTCTTCGACCGCGCATCAGCGCGAGGTCGCTGACTTAAAGGCCGCTGGCCTAAATCCTATTCTATCCGCTGGGGGAGGGGGCGCTAGCACCCCCTCTGGCGGCGCTGCCCAAATGCAAAACACAATTGGCGCCGCAACTTCCTCTGCTCTTGACTACCGCACAGCTATGGCAGGTCTTGATAAAGTAAAATCAGACACTGCCGTAAATGATTCGATGATCGAACTGCAGAACACTCAAAAACGTATCAATGAACAAACCGCAAAAAATGTGCATCTCGATAACGAAGTTAAGAGATCTGCTTTCGAGTCCCAAAAGGGACGTCAAAAATTCGAAAGCGAAAACTCTAAGTGGCTCGCTCCTGTCGATGCTACTATTGATCGCGTTGGTGCCCTTAGTGGTTCTTTGGGCAATCTTTTTAGCCTCGGTAGAGGATTAAAAGGAACAACTGCCAAGAACCCACATGGACACTCTCTAAAACCCGGTGAAATGGTAGTGAACCGAAAAGGGGAAATTATTAACGAACGTGCACCTGACGGCCCTGGCGCCGTCAAACGCCTTATGAATGCTACGAAAGGAATGAAAAAATGAAAAAATTTAACCCTGAAAAAACTCTTGGTGATGTCACCAAAACTATAACTAAACGCAAAGATGGCTCTATCCGTGTGCAGCTAAAAATTAATGGACCTTCTAGGACTGTTCAATCTGCTGCACCTGAATCGGATATTAATAACATCATGCGTAAATATCAAAAAACTGGCTTACTGCCTCAGATCCAAAATGGAATGAAGTTCGGAGACTTCACTTCCGTAAATGACTTCCACTCTGCCCAACAGCGAATTGCATTCGCTCAAGAAACCTTCGATGCCTTACCGGCTTATCTACGCAAACGCTTTAACAATAGCCCTCAGGACTTCGTAGGTTTCGTTACAAACCCTAAAAACCAGAAAGAACTGGTTGATCTAGGCCTGGCTACTGCCACGCCTACAAAGGCTCCTGGCGCGTCTAGTGACAGGTTGCCAAAAGGCTCTAGTAAAGAGCCACCCAACGAAAAGCCTCCTGCAAAGCCTGAGTGATTGAATAACCTTCAGAAAGGCATTGCGAAAAAATGATTCTTGCTTCTGCTAACTTTGTCATATTGCTTTCTCCTTTTTCTGTGGGGCTCACAAAGACGCCCCCAAAAAAGGGGAATGCATTGACTCGTTGCATTAGCTCAGATTTTCAAAGTGCCTCTTTGAAAATTCAATCCCCCGCTGCGCGGGGGAGTTAGGGGGTTCCGACCTTACGCCTACTTGATGTAATTGGTCGGACTGACACCAAACTGGTGTCAAAACTAAAAAAAACATATAAACTAACCGAAAGGAAAAACTATGAAAAAACGATCTAGAATGAAACCAAATGCTTCTAAACGCTTATTCACTAAGACCGCAAAGAAAGTCCATCGTAAGAATGGCTTTTCTGCTCCGATGCGCGGCGGAATCCGCCTTTAAAAAAAGAAAGGAGCGATAACAGTGCCTTGTTATCACCCCCAAAAGGTCTATAAGGCTAAAAAGCCTAACCCTTCTACAGGTAAGCATAGCATTACCTGGAACCCTCGTGAAGCGCTTGCGCTTGACGAATACTTAACTATTAAATGTGGGAACTGTATGGATTGTCGTCTCGGGCGATCCCGTTCCTGGGCGATCCGCCTAATGCATGAAGCCTCTCTTTACCAAGCGAATTGCTTTATCACTCTTACCTACAGCCCAGAACACTTGCCCCTTGACGAATCCCTTGACGTTACCCACTTCCAACTCTTTATGAAGCGTCTGCGAAAAGACTTTGAGCCTAAACGAATACGCTTCTACCACTGTGGCGAATATGGCGAACGCCTAAAACGCCCCCATTACCATGCTTGTATCTTTAACCACGACTTCCACGATAAAAAATTCCATTCACAAAACTCACGTGGAGATAAACTTTACACATCAGAAACTCTTACAAGACTATGGGGCCTAGGCCACGCACTTCTAGGCGAACTCACCTTCGAGTCTGCCGCTTACGTAGCTCGCTACGTTACAAAAAAAATTAACGGAAGAGATGCTCTCTTCCACTATGAAACGACCAACCCAATTACTTGGGAGGTCACGCAAAAAAAACCTGAGTACGCGACAATGTCGCGACGTCCAGGTATTGGCGCGCCTTGGCTCGCCAAATATCAAAAAGAAGTCTTTAACAATGACTTCATTTTTATCCGAGGAAAATGCCTCCCTGTCCCAAAATTCTATGACAATGTGCTTGAAGCTAAGCACCCCTTCGACTACGAAGATCTTAAATACCGAAGGGAGGTGAATTCCGAAAAAAACCGTGCCAACGCAACCCCTGAGCGATTAGCTACTAGGGAAAAAATACATCAATTAAAAACAAAAATATTAAAAAGGAACTACGAACATGAAACTTAAAATCTTTACGATCTATGACTCAAAAGCTGAGTATTACTCACAGCCTTATTTCGCCTCTTCTCTTGGCGAAATGCTCCGCAGCTTTACTGCCCAAACGCTCGATCCGAAGTCCAAACTTGGACTGTACCCCGAAGACTATACGCTCTTCGAAATTGGTCATTATGATGACCACACTGCAATTGTAACTATGCACGACGCTAAGGTCTCCCACGGCTTGGCTCTCGAAGCCCAAATTGCCGAAAAAAACCGTCTTGCTCGTCTGAAAAACACCGAGCCTCACAATGGCTAAAAAATTATTATGCTGGATTTGTGGTGAATGGTGGAAAACTAAAAAAATTCATGACAAAATCTGGTGTGCTTACTGCTTTAAGAAGGAACATAATTAAATGAAAACACTTCCGTCCGTGATGGCTCATAACTTCTCGCAAGTTCCGAAAGCCGAAATTCAACGCTCTAAATTCGACCGCTCTTCTGGTCTTAAAACGACTTTGGACTCAGGGTACCTCGTCCCTGTCTTCTTGGAGGAAGTCTTGCCTGGTGACACGTTCAATTTGAACATGTCAACCTTTGCACGACTTGCTACTCCTCTGAAGCCTGTCATGGACAACATGTACCTTGACAGCTTCTTCTTCTTTGTCCCCAACCGCCTTATCTGGGACAACTGGCAGAAATTCAACGGTGAACAAACTGACCCCGGTGATTCTACTGACTTCTTAATTCCCCAAGTTGTTATGCCCGCTTCTGTCGGCGCTGCCGTAGGCTCGCTCTCAGACTACATGGGCATCCCTACTGGAATTCCTCTGCTCTCGGTCAACTCGCTTTGGCACCGAGCTTATAATTTGGTCTACAACGAATGGTTCCGTGACCAAAACTTACAGGACTCTGTGCCTGTACCTAGGGACAACGGTCCCGATACTTATGGAGACTTTGTTCTCCTACGTCGCGGCAAACGCCACGACTACTTTACTTCTTGTCTTCCGTTCCCCCAGAAAGGCCCAGCCGTCGAGCTTCCTCTTGGCTCTGTCGCCCCTGTAATTACGAACGAAGAAAACCCAACTCTTAACTCTGACCAACAGCCCGCTGTTAACACTGGCATGACCTTCGATCCAGCTATTGGTCTTGCCTCTGCCGGCTCTCTTGGCGGCTCTACGAACCCCGTCTACTGGGGTGATGAAACTGGCATGCAAGTTGATCTTTCAGATGCAACTGCGGCCACTATCAACCAACTACGCGAAGCCTTCCAGATTCAACGCT